AGAAAAGGCAGAAGGCAAGCCTGTAGAAAAGATGCGTAAACCTGGCACTAAAGGTGCGCCAACAGCTAAAGCTTTTAAAGAATCTGCAAAGACTGCGAAGAAATAATGGCTACCAAACACGACAAACCTATCCCACACAAGACTACAGGCAAAGGTAAGACCTATAACCCTACAGAAAAGGGTGCAGGCATGACCGCCAAGGGTAGAGCTGAATACAACGCTAAGAATGGTAGCAATCTCAAAGCACCAGCTCCTAATCCTAAGACCAAAAAGGATGAAGGTCGTAAGAAATCATTTTGTGCAAGAATGGAAGGCGTAGTAAAGAAAGCCAAAGGCCCAGCAGAACGAGCCAAGGCATCATTGAAAAACTGGAATTGTTAAGGGGGTAATATGAATTACATCAAAGCTAAGTTAAAAGCGATTTGGGCGTGGGTTGAGAGCAAGATAGGCTCAGACCTTACTCAAGAAGAAATGGATCGTATTGTGCGTTTTAAGCAAGAAACTGCGCCTTGGCCATTTCCTGCGCCAGAAGTAAAGAAACGCAGAACATTTCCTAAAAAACTAGAAAAGTTAAACAGTAAGACAGTAAAAACCATCATCAAGGAGAAGCAAGTGCCACTCAAGAAATCTACCAGCGCAAAAGCGTTTAAAGAGAACATCAAGACTGAAGTAAAGGCAGGTAAGCCAGTTAAACAAGCTGTGGCTATCGCCTACGCTGAGAAACGTGCTGCTGCAAAGAAACCAGCAAAGGCTAAAAAATGATCAGTTTTACTATTCAACAAGTAAATGAGTTGCTACAAGCATTAGGTCAAATTCCTTATGTTTATGCAAAACCATTAATTGATGGTATCAATCAGATTGCTCAACAACAGATGGCTGAGAATGTTGCAAAAAAACAACAGTCAGATGAAGTAAAAGAACCTGATACATCACTCTCATAGTGTTGTAAAAAAACAACAAAATCAAGAAGATGGAAGAAAAGTCAATTAATCCTGTAGGCGCACCGCTTGGTAATAAAAACAATACCAAGAACAAGCCATTTCTTGATGCTATGCGTAGAGCGATAGCACAGAATCCACAGAAGATTAGAAGCATTGTTGACAAGGTTCTTGAGAAGGCAGAAGAAGGTGAGTCTTGGGCTGTTAAAGAAGTAGCTGATCGTTTAGATGGCAAAGCAGTCCAAGCAACCACATTTGAAGATGCAGAAGGCAATTCATTGCTACAAGCTATTGAAGTCAGGTTTGTAAAGCCAAGTGAGTGAAATCACACCAGAAATTCGCCAGGCTGTTAGTGCAGTTGATTTTCCGATCAAGCTACAGTTTCTATTCGATCCATGCAGATATAAGGTTCTTTATGGTGGTCGTGGTGGGGCTAAATCTTGGGGCGTTGCTCGTGCATTACTTGTCATTGGCGTAAAGAAACCTACAAGGGTGTTATGCGCTCGTGAATTTCAGAACTCTATTGGCCAATCAGTTCATAAGCTGTTATCTGACCAAATCATTGCATTAAAACTAGAATCATTTTATGAAATTACACAGAACTCCATTAGAGGGAAGAACGGCACAGAGTTTGCGTTCGTTGGGCTTAAAAACAATGTCACGAACATTAAGTCCTATGAGGGTGTGGATATCTGCTGGGTCGAAGAAGCACAGAGCGTATCTAAAACATCGTGGAACATTCTTATACCTACGATTCGCAAAGAAGAATCAGAGATATGGGTCACTTTTAATCCAGAGTTGGAGTCGGATGAAACATATCAAAGATTTGTGCTTTCGCCACCAGACAACTGCAAGGTCGCAAAAATCAATTGGTCTGATAATCCCTGGTTTCCTGATACGCTAAAACTTGAGAAAGATGCGCTATTTAGTAGGGATAGAGAAGCTTACAACACAGTCTGGGAAGGTTTATGCCGTCAGACGGTAGATGGTGCTATCTTTGCCAAAGAAATGACAATGGCAGAACTTGACGGAAGGTTAACAAATGTCCCATACGATCCAATTAAGCCTGTTCACGCTGTATTTGATTTGGGCTGGGCAGATGCTACTGCTATTTGGTTTGTTCAGTTTATTAGCCAGGAAGTCAGATTAATACGTTATTACGAAAACACCCAGCAGACAATCGCTCATTATCTTGCTAAAATACAGTCCTATGGATATGTTATCGACACTCTTTGGCTCCCTCACGATGCAGGGAATAAAACTCTATCTTCAAATGGTAGAAGTATCGAAGAAATTGTCAGAGCTGCAGGATATAACACTAGGGTCATCGAAAGAACGCCAATAGCAGACTCAATCAACGCTGCACGAATGATGTTCAATAAGTGCTGGTTTGATCGCAATAACACTCACGATGGTTTGCAATGCTTACGCCATTACAGATATGACGTTGATCCTGATACCAAACAATTCAGTCAAAAACCATTGCATGACAATTACAGCCACGGTGCAGATGCTTTCCGTTATATCGGGCTTATGGTGAACGAACCTAGAAAAGCACCTAAACAACCAAAAACTTATCAACTACCTAGCTCATGGATGGGCTAAAATGTGTAGTAAAAACACAACAAATGTCTTAAAATCGGGCAAAGAATAAGGAATCTTATGGCATACGATAGAGTTGCAGACGAACAATCAGATGGCAGAATAGAAGAAGCCAAGCAGTTTTTACGACTGTGTAATGACTCTGACAGCAACAATCGTGCTGAAGCTCTTGACGATGTGCGCTTTGCAGCAGGCGATCAATGGCCTGTAGATGTGCAAAATAGCCGTGTATTAGAAGCTCGCCCATGCCTGACAATTAATAAGCTAGATGCTTATATTCGTCAAATCTGCAACCAGCAACGCCAACAACGCCCACGCATCAAAGTGCATGGCATGAACAATGAATCAGATGCGAAAGTAGCTGAGATCATTACAGGCATTACTCGCCACATTGAGAACCAATCTGATGCTGACCAGGCTTATGACCATGCTTTTGAGTATTGCGTGAAGATGGGCTGGGGCTACTGGCGTGTTACAACAGACTATGTAAGGGATGACAGCTTTGACCAAGAAATCTACATTAAGCGTATTGAGAACCCTTTTACTGTGTATTTTGACCCTAATAGCGTTCAGCCCGATGGTAGTGATGCTGAAAAATGCTTGGTTACAACCGTTGTCAGTAAAGCTGTGTTCAAGACAATGTATCCAAATGCAGAATCTGAGCAAGGATTTTCCAGTCGAGGAACGGGAGATACGGAGTCGGAATGGGTTACGAAAGAAGATATACGCATAGCTGAGTATTTCTACACAGAACGCACAAAAGAGATGCTGTTACAGCTCTCAGATGGCACAACAGGCTTTAGCGATGAAATCCCTAAAAAAGAAGTATTAGAAGCTGCTGGTATTACTGTTGTAGATAAGCGTGAAACTTGGCGCAAAAAGATCAAATGGTGCAAGCTAACAGCTATGCAAATCCTTGAAGAAGGCGAATGGGCTGGCAAATACATCCCTATCGTGCCTGTTTACGGTCAAGAAGTAAGAGTTGACGATAAGCACAAGAAGTTTGGTCTTGTTCGTATGGCTAAAGACCCACAGCGTATGTATAACTACTGGTCAACAGCATTGACCGAATCAGTTGCACTTGCACCTAAAGCTAAATGGCTCTTGGCAGAAGGTCAAGATGAAGGTCATGAAAACGAATGGGCAATGGCTAACATCAAAGCTATGCCTGTATTGCGTTACAAACAAACAGACATTGAGGGCAGACCTGCACCAGCTCCTACACGCTTACAGCCAGAGCCACCACCATCAGGCATCGTTACTGCATTGCAAGGCTTAAATGGCGATTTACAAGCTGTTGTAGGTATTTTTGACCCTAGCCAGTTGCCACAAGGCAATATGTCAGGCAAAGCATTGCAAGGTCAGCAAATGCAAGTGGATATGACCAATTTCCACTATTACGACAATTTAACTCGTTCTATTCGTCACACAGGTCGCATCATTCTTGATTTGATCCCTAAGATTTATGACAGAGAACGTGTCATGCGTATCATTGGCGATGACGGAAAGCCTGAGATGGTTACTATTAATCAGCAAGGTCAAGACGATCAAGGCGTGGCTAAAGTGCTAAATGACGTTACTGTTGGCGAATATGACGTAGTGATGGAAACAGGCCCTGGCTACAACTCTAAACGTCAAGAAGCTGTAGATTCAATGGTTCAGATGCTTGCAGTTGATCCTAACTTAATGCAACAAGCTGGCGATTTGATCTTTAGAAATATGGATTTCCCTGGTGCAGAAATCATTGCTGATCGTTTGGCTGCTGTTAATCCTATGGCAAAAATTGACGATAAGTCACCAGTTCCACCACAAGTTCAGATGCAGTTGGCTAATGCACAACAACAAATTCAACAGCTACAACAAGCTTTGCAAGCTGAACAAATGGACAAGAAATATCGTGCAACTGTTCAAGAGCAAGTTCAAAAAGCTGAAACAGAACGTGAGAAGATGCGTTTACAAGTTAAGCGTGAAGATGTCATGACACGCACAGACACACAAGCTCACGACACAGTTCTTAAAACTCAAACTCAGCTTGAAATTGAGCAACTTAAAGCGCAATTGGCTTTGGTATTGGCTCAAATGAATAAAACTACAGAAAAAGAAGCAGAAGCAGAAGCTGTTGAACGAGCAATTTAGTGTTGTAAATTAGCAACATAAATGTTATAAATGAATTTGCATTACCTACCTGTGGGTTCACAGGGTTAATTCTTGAGGGAATCTCATGTCAGAAGCAGAAGTAGTAAGAACAGCATCAAATGTAGTAACAAGTGAAAATTTAGCTGATTTCCATGCTGAAAAATTAGGTTTAGCTAGTGATGAAGCTCCTGTTGAGGCTGCGCCAGTTGAGGAAACTCCTGACACAGAGCCAGCAGTTGAAGCTCAAGCTGAGAGTGAACCAGAGGCAGAAGAAGAAGCGGAAGTAACAGACAAGCCTAAACAAAATCCCAAACTTGAAAAGCGTTTTTCTGAGCTTACTAAGCGAGCCAAACAAGCTGAGGCAGAAAAGCAAGCATTAGAAGCACGTTTACAAGAACTTGAGAGCAAAGTAGCCCCACAAGCACCCATCCAAGAACCTGACATTTTGGGTGAAAAACCCCAAGCTAGCCAGTTTCAAGATGCTTTTGAATATGCAGAAGCATTAGCTGAATGGAGCGCAGAAAAGGCATTAGTTGAGCGTGATAAAGCAGAACAGCAAC